CCGGGTGATCGTCCTCAACACCTACTCACCCGGCGCTGACGACTCCCCCAACGTGCCCGTGTCCCTCATCGCCCTGCAAGTCCGCGTCCGCGGCAACCCATCACAGCCCCTCGACCCGGACCTGTTGCGCGACCAGATATACAACCTGCTCCACGGGCAGGAACACCGGACGTACGGCACCTGCCACGCGAACCAGATCCTTCACCAAAGCACCATCCCGCAAGGCAAGGACGACTCCAAACGGTGGGAAGTATCAATCAACTTCTACGCCAGCGTTGACCTGCCACCCACCCAGAACCGACCAGCCCCATAGGAGCACCAATTGTCCAACGACCTCGCCCGGAAATACCGGGTAGACGTATCCACTGACGGCATCACTTGGGTGCAGATCAACGGCGTCAACGACTTCAACCCGAACGTGGCGAACAACGACCAGGACGCTTCCGCGTATGACACGGACGGCTGGGCGGCTTCGGAAACCACGATGAAGTCCTGGACCGCCGCTGTGAAGGCCCTTGTCCGCCGCACCGCTGGTGTCCTCGACGCCGGCCTTGCTTTGTGCAAGGCGACGCAGCTTGTGTTCGGCGACTCCCAGCGCCTGTATGTGCGCTGGTACTTGCGTGACACGGGCAAGGAAGCGCAGCAGGGTAGGGCGATTGTGTCCTACAACCGTTCCAAGACCGGCGTGGCTGACCTTGATGAGGTCACTGTCGAGTTCAAGGGTGACGGCGCTTTGGCGAGCGTCGCCGATGTTTCGGTGACGACCCCTGTCCCGCAGCTTGTGTCCGCCACCCCGTCCGGGGCGGCTCAGGGCGCTCTCGTGACGATCACGGGCGCGTACTTCACGTCCGTCACGGGCGCGACCGGTGTGAAGTTCGGCGCTACGAACGCCACGAACTACAGCATCGTTTCGGACGCGGTCATTGTCGCGACCGTCCCCGCTGGTTCTGCCGGCGCGGCGAACATCACTGTTACGAACGCGACCGGCGTATCCGCGGCGCTGGCATACACACGCGGCGCGTAGCCGTCATTTGACTGCGGCCCCACCTGTGAACATACACCGGGTGGGGCCGCACCCATGAGCACCACAAACTTTCATGAGCAGGAGCACCCATTGTCTTTCCGCGACTTCACCGACATCGTCGGCCCGATCGTCCTACCCATCAAGGGCAAACGGTACACGGTCCCGACCCTGACCATTGAGCAGGGCATCCACCTGCACAAGGTCATGAACCCGGACACTGACGAGTCCATGACCGACCCCGAGTTCTACCAATTCCTACTAGGCGACGCGCACACGGAAATGGTCAAGGACGCTGTAGCGCCCGAGGTGATCGCCCGTGCCGCGTTCGTTGCCCTCGCCGACTGGCAGTCAGGCAGGCCCGCCGCGGAGCTCATCTGGGAGCAGGGCATTGACCCAAAAGCCCTACAGGCAGCGGTGGCCGTAGCCGAGGCTTTGACCTCGAAAGCTACGGCAGAGGCAGCAAAGACCCCCTCACCGGAGCCTACGAATACTACGAAATCCCGGAAGAAGTAACCACCGCGCAAAGCCCCACATGGGAAACGATCCTCGATAAATGGGACCTCGTTGACTACTCATTCAACCGGTACCTCGGCATCGACCTGCACAAGGTGATGCGGTCCCGGTCGTGGGGCTGGTTCGTGCGGAGACTGTCCGGGCTGCTTTCCGATGACACGACCCTGATTTGTCGTGTCTACCACCAACCCACCCAGGAAGGGGCGCCCGGTGTCTGAATCCACGAATGTTGGAACTATCGTCGCGAATCTGAAAATTGATTCGTCCGATTGGATCCGTGAGTTGGATCAGGCGGAACGGAAAGCCAACAGCCTTGGCAGGGCTAACCCGCGCATCCGTGTTGAGGCTACCGGAACGCAGCAGGCCGTCACGGAGCTCGCCGCCGTTGAAGTGGCTGAGAGGCGCGTCACAGCGTCGTCTGAGGCTCTTGCCCGGATGCGTGCGCAGGCCCGTGCTGTCATCATCGGGCAGGCGTTGGCTGAGAAGGAATCCATCAAACCCACGATGGACTTCACGGAATGGACGCAACGTTCCACCGAAGCCACAAGGCAAGACAGCGCCGCTAAAGAAAAAAACGCGGACTCGAACCGCAAGGTAGACAACACCGCGAAACAAGCAGGCGGCTCCATCCACCTGCTCTACTCCGCCCTTTCCCTGCTCGCCCCTGCCGCCGTGCCCATCGCGGCCGCTGCCGCCGCTGCACTTGGCGCGCTCGGTGTGGCTGGTGTGCTCGCCATTGTTGGCGTCAAAGAGGAAATGGAAAAAGGCACGCCTGTCGGTGACAGGTACGCCGAGGGTGTTGAGCAGATCAAGACCCAGTTCAAAGGCCTCGCCGCGACCAACGCAGCCGGAACCTTGGACGGGTTCAACCGCAGCGCCAACACCCTGAATATCTTCATGCCGTCACTAAACCGGCAAATGGGTGACTTCTCCCGCGTCACAGGCAACGTCGCAGCGAACAGCCTCACCGGGCTACTGGGCTTGTTCACAACCCTTGACCCGGTCATGCGCGGCTTCGCTGGCTACGTAGGTGAACTGTCCCAACGGTTCTCCGCCATCGGTCAAAGCACCGGACTGCGGTCCTTCGGTGACTACGCCCTCGCGGTCATGCCGCAAGTCATGGCAACCATCGAATCCCTGGTACGGGGTGTAGGTAACCTCATCGCGGCCCTCGCGCCCCTGGGTAGCGTCGGACTCACAACCCTCAAGGTCATCGGTGACATCCTCTCCGGGATCCCCACAGACGTTCTTACTGTGCTCGTATCCGGCGCCCTCGGCGCTTATGCCGCGTTCGCTACATGGTCCGCGCTCATCCCCGTCATCCAGTCCTTCGGGATCATGCTGAACATGTCACTCGGCCCAATCGGTCTGGTGGTCGCCGGTGTAGGTGCCCTCATCGGTGTCATGGTTGGCTCCGCCACGTCCACGAAGGACGCGACCGCGGCAACCATGGGTTACACCGCAGCCCTGCAACGAGACAACGGCATCGTCGCGGAGAACGTCCGCGTACACACCGCCGAACAGATCGCGAAATCCAAAGCCGCTATCGAAGGGCAAAAACTGGGGCTGTCCCTGGACTTGCTCACCGAAGCAGCAATGGGGAACCAGAACGCACAGAAACTCGTCAACGGTGAACTCTCCCGGTTGGAGGGCGTCAGTAAGGACGCGAAGCGCATCACCGAGGACATGGGTGGTGTGAACGTTGACCAGATGAAGAAGAACGCCGATCTTCAAGGGTCCATCAAGACCGTCCGTGATGAGCTCGGCAACCAGAACAGTGCGTTGAATGAGGCCGTCGCGTACGAGAAACGCTTCAATGAAGCGAAGGGGCTGACGGGGACGGCGTTGGATGCCCAGTCAACCAAGCTGTCGATGCTGGCTGGCATGTACGGTTCCAGTGTTGCCGCGATCTCTGGCGCCCAGGATGCCGAGAAGAAAACTGAGGATCAGCTCGCGCTTACGACGTTGCAGATGCAGTTGCAGAACGACGCCGGTGGGCTGTTGAAGCAGCAGCTTGATTTGCTGGCGGGTAAGTCCATCTCGTTCGAGCAGGCGCAGAACAGTTTCGAACGGCAACTGATTAACTCCACGCAAGCCATCAAGACGAACGGCGGCGCGATCGACGGTAACAGTGAGGCCGCGGTCACGAACCGTGGGAACTTGCTGAACCTTGTCACGTCCGCGCAGCAGTCCGCTGAGGCTTACGGGACGATGACAGGGTCCGCGGAGGACGCCCGCCAGAAGCTCATCACGCAACGTGACGCGATCATTAACAACGCTGTCGCGAACGGGCAGAACAAAGAAGCGGTCGAAAGGTATATCGACTCTATCTTGAAGATCCCCGCGAAGGTCCCGCCGACAAAGGTTGACGTTGACAAGGCCGAAGCTGAGTTGAAGTTGCAAGGCTTCCAAACCGCCATCAACAACCTGACCGGCAAGACCGTGCACATCTACTCGATCGAGCACATCCAGCAGGTACGGGACGGCGGCGACACTGCCACCGCGAACGCAATGAACACCGCGAACCAGTACGCCACCGGCAACGCCTACCGTGCCGCTGGCGGGATGATCTACCGCGCCGCTGGCGGGCTCGTCAATTACTTGGCAGGCGGCGGTTTCCCGCAGTTCAAGCCGGTCGGCACTGACACTGTCCCGGCGATGCTGACCCCTGGCGAAATCGT